GTCGCATCTGAGCTTCAAGTTGAGCTCTTTTCTTTTGCTCTGAGGCCAGAGATCTTTTAAGATCCTTAGCGCTTATTAAGTCATCATCGTCTAAGTTATTATAATCATAATCAGGCTCTTCTTGTTCAAAAGGAATTTGCTGCTGTTGCATAGCACGCATTATCTGCCTTTCAACATCTTGCGCATATTGTATTGCTTCATCGCGTTCACGTTGCAATTGATCTGCTCGCTCAGCTTTAAGACGCATATCTCGCATAGCTTTGCTTGGACCAGACTGTGGTGCCGATTCAGCTTCTTCAATGACCGGTCTTTGGTTGTTTATCGGGGTAGACTCTTCTTCATTAACCGGGGATGATTCCTCTAATGGCTCTGACTCGACCAGTTGCTCTTGAGATGCTGCTTGTTCAGCAGGCTGAGCCATCTGGTTGTACGAGTCGGTCAACTCTTCTACTATGCTTTTCTGGTTCATTTGATTGTTTGTCATCCAACACCTTTAATATAACACCGGTTTTGAGACTATCTTCATTATTGAGCTTCTGTGCTAACTTAAAAAGGGTTCCATCTTTAAATTCAAGCACATACTGCAACAGTTCACGATATTCATCTTCGATTGTCAATGCATTGGCGATTAAATCAAAAGCGCTTTCCCGATCTGGAAGGGTCCAAATATACTCAAGTTCATCTTTTTTACGGTCAAATCGGTATACGGATTGATCATAATTGGGTGTAGGACACGTAGAACGCGGAATAAAATAGTTGCGTAATACTTTGTGTAAAAGCCTGAACCGTTGTTGTTGTACTTCAATAAAGAAATCGCCAGGGAAGAGCTCTTTTCCCGTATCAACAGACTTGAAGAGCTCTCCTAAGTAAGGCTTTATCATCTCGCCACCCTGATCTCTTACATCATGAGTATCAGGGCTTTGCTGTAATGTATCATAAACCAGTGTTCCAACCGTAGGTCGGTCATGCTTTAATGATTTAGTCATTATTTTTTCTTTTTTCGGGAGCGCTTAGCTTCTGAATATGCTATCGCAACTGCTTGACGTGGACTGGTTACTTTAGGGCCCATTTTTGAACCAGAGTGAAGTTCTCCCATGCCATATTCATGCATAACTTTGTCGATTTTTTCACGACCAACACTTACCTGCTTAGACTTAGGATCTTTTTTCATTTTATCTTTATGCTCTTCATGCTTCTTTGATTTATCTTCTTTATGCTTATCTTTTTTCATCTCATGCATCATATTAACTTTGCATTTGCATGAATCACACATTTTATCAGATTTTGGCATGGTATACTTCCTTCCCTTACGGGTTAATTTTTGAGATACAAAATTACTTAAGTTAAAGTTAGTCCTTTTTCTCACGAGCTTTCTTCCTTGCCTTTAATTCAGGCCACTTCGCATACACCGATCTCTTGATGCCTTCAGGGTCTGGTGCAAAGTGAGCGCGTGCTAGCGCATTACGCGCGTGAGCCAAAGTATTGATAGGAAAAGAATAGCTGCTTGCGCCGCCAGCTTTGCCAGCGAAATCTTTAGGAGCAACATGCTTATATTTTCCTGCTGAAGAGGATCCTTCCTTTTCTCGCATCTTGCTTTCAACGCCATGGGCAACCTTCACTCCCTTAGCAACTGCTACTTTCTTTTTCATATTAACTTCCTCCACCTCGTAGAATAGTTCCCGTCAGACGATGACCATAGGTGAACCCATAGTCAGGCCCCGACTTCTTATAGACCGCATCATTACCATTCTTGAGGTTCTGTGGAATCCCCGTAATGGCTTGAGCTATCTTAGTGGCTTTAGTTTTAGGCCTTGGCATTATCATGATTTACCTTTATTTATCAGGGGAACTTTCAAGCTGTGGTCCGTTCCCCCAATAATGTTTTTAGAACATGCGTGAGCGAACTTGTCTTTTCAGACCTTTAACGCCTTCTTCATGCTGGCCATCAATCCCATAGATGCTGTCATCTATGTAGCTATTGAAGAAACCTTGCTCAGGATATGACTTCATCATCACGTCTTGAGGAAGATTAGATGGCATTGAACGATCATTTTTGATCATTGCGCCATGTTGTTGTCCTTCACGTCCCGCTACATCACGATTCATCATTGCATCATGATGTCTTTTGTGTTTTGCCATACTACATCCTTGTAGAAACTGCAGCTAAGCTGCAAGGTTTTGACCTCTATCTACTTGTTCCATAACGGGAGGTTGTGCCGCCATGGCCTGTTCTTGCATCCTATTATTATTGGAAGAGTTTTCCATCTCCCGCATCAGAGCACTTTGCTGTGCCGCATGACGGATAATGTCCTCATGCTCTTCTTGCTTCATAGATCGCGCTAATGAATTGAGCTTTTCTAAGTGAGTTAAGTCTATTGATTGAAGCTCTTTAAGGATCTTAACCTTATTAAGGAGCGCTTCTTCTTCTTCTTTATAGGCTTGGCTCATACGCTCTACCGCCAGTGCCTGGTTCTCACTAACTCTGCTTTTGCGTTCTTCAGCCAATCCTCTATCAGCATCTGCACGCGCTTGCGCCATTTGTATGGTTGCTTGCTGTTCTTGCATCTCCGATTGCGCTTGCGCCTGCTGCATTTGTTGCTGCTGTTGCTGCTGCTGTTTAAGTTGTTCAATGAGATCCCTTTTATCTTGTAAGGTAGCAGCATTGATAATAGTTTCTTCAGGAATGTTAATGCCCACTTCACGAAGGTGTAACAATTGAGCAAATTGCATTTGTCGTTGGGTAGACGTATTAAACCCTTCTTCAACGGCAGCATCATAGCGCCCAAAGTTCTTACTAAAGAATCGCTCTGACGGCTCTTCTGAAAGAATCATGCCTATCTTGCCTGGTGCAAAGTTAGCCTGGATGATCTGTATCATGATACGACCAAGTAGTTTTTGAGAGAAATCAAGCTGGTCAAAGAGTCTTTGCAGGGTTGTAAGACCTGCACCTTGGCGCAGCATAGAGAGTATGCCGGCTTTATCATCAACCGCAGATCCCATAAGCTCTTCATTAGCTCCTGATATCTTATTGATAAGATCAGCAAGGTTATCTGAAGCTTGGAACATAGATGGTGGCACCTGTGCTGCCTGCACCTGGATAAGATCTTCAGGCATCGTGTGCGATTTCTTCCATATAACTTGGCCCTGGCCGGTCTTATAGAGCTCTTGAGGATCAACAACCGAATCCTCTTTTGCTATCCAACCAGAGTTGATTTGCGACTCGAGAATATCAAGTTCAATAATTTTACGGCGATTGTAGAGATATTGGGCATCTCTTAAGCAACGAACCACCCCTTGCATACGGAACTGAAGGTAGGGGAGCTCAGGAGTATAATAGGCTAGAACAGGAACGAATCCATACTCATCAATCCCCAAAGGATTGGGCCCATCATACATAACTTGGCCCTGAACAATAATGGCCATCTTGACGGTCGGAATGGTTTGGTTAACGACCGATACACCTTGCATAGCATACAAATACATCTTAAGCTCTTCGTCCGTACCGGTCCATTCCATGGTTGCGCCGGTGCGCTCATCAACAATAAGTTTTTGCTCACGGTAGTCCCTATAATAAAACTCATCATACATAAGTAAGTTGTTCATATTATAGTTATAAGTCTCGGGCATATACTGGAACTTGCCATCACGATTACCAATCGCATCCATATTCATAACCTGCGCTGCGTTATCAGGAAGCAATGAAGCAATCTCCTGCTTGGACATATATGAACGCGTCATAATGAACCGGCAATCAGAAAGATCCTGTCTCTTAAAGTAAGGATCAAGCACCACCGTATTATACGAACGATTGGTAACTTTAATATCTCCTGATATAGGATCGGCACGATAGTCCACCCATACCTGTAACAGGTTCATGCCTGATATGAGAGCGCCTTGGAATGCTTCAGATATGGTTTCAAGCGTGCCTTCTTGGTTTGCTTGCCACATAAGTATCTTAGTAAACTGGTCGGCTGTATGGTCATCTGCATTGGATACCGGAACCACGACCGTCGATTTACGGTTACGACGTTGGTAGCCGCTGATCATTTCTACAACGGGACGAATCAAGTTAAAGTTAAATTGTCGGTTATTGGATATGCGCGTGTTTCCATAATATTCATTCCATACAGACTGATCACCCGCATAAAATCGTGTATCAACCGACGCCTCACTCCAGAACTGTTGATTGGGAGTGACCGCATCAAGGTAAAATGTTTCGTATCGCTGAAGAATGCCGGTGCTTCCATACTTGTCTGTATTCTGAAACATCTGTGGAATATTAGGAAACTGTGACATAGACATCCCCTTTAATCTTTTTAATATAGACCCATTCTAAAAAGCAACAGATGGTAAGGCAAGTTATTCTTTATATGGCGCCCCGGACGAGAATAGAACTCATGCTGTCCTTGACTTTGATAGTCACTCCTTCCATTCTCGCCAAGTATCTTCTCGATTATGCCTATCTCTTAATTCACTATAACGATCATCCATTAAAAAACATGATCCCTTATAATAACCGTTAGAAACATTTCTATAAGTAATGGTAATATCTCCCTTAGATGTTCTTATTTGTATGCCATGATAATCGATACAGGCGCCTATAAAATCATTATACTTTTCATCTTTAGGGCTTGGATCTGAAGAAACATTATCTCCATCTAGATTTTTTACATCGAAAACAAACATGACATCGCCATCATTAAGATGCGGATAGAGAATATCATTAAACCAGCAGCGAGAGCAGCAATC